GGTGAAATTGCTCCTGCTGTTGTTGGAGGCGGTAAAGCGGTTTATGAAAGCGGTAAAGCATTATATGGCTTGGGAAAAACCCTTGCTGAAAGACTTTCTTTAGGCAAAACTTCAAGAGAATTAGCTGAATCATTGCGATCTGCCACTGAAAAACAAGCGGGTCAAATTGCTAAACAAACTGGTCAAGAAATGACTGCTGCTGAGCAAAGATCTGCTATTGCGGGTAAAGCAGAAGAAAAAGCAGGTCGAGGCGGTGAAACAGCATTAAAACCATTGCCAGGTGTTACTACTGAAATGGAAGCGGGAAGATTTAAGCCTATTGCTCAGACTGCTCAAGATATTGGCACAAGAATTAAAGACTCTGCTAATAAAGTTATGGAAAATTTGCGTTCAAAAAGAAACGCCAACGCTGAAAAAAACAAACAAGCTGCTTTTGGTTATGCTTTTCAAAAAGAAGCTGCTGGACAAACTATTAAAGAAACCAAGGCTTATAACAATGCCCTTCAAGAAATTGATGCCATGATTAAAAATCCTACTACTGGGTTATCAGGCGTTCCTGTAGGTGAACTTGAGGCTCAACTTAAAAAGATTCGTGGAATATTGGATCGTACTATTGTTGATGTAGATGGCACTGTTATATCCAGAAAACCAGCAAATTTTGAAGGACTGGAAGATGCAAGACGGTGGTTGCGTGATAAATCTTATGGTGTGCCAGCGCAAGGATATGATGCTATTAGCCAACAAATGGCAGGTCGTTTTGCTGATCGTATTGAGGCTATTCAAAAAGAATTTTCTTTAAAACCTGGCGAAAAAACATCTTCTTTTGAAAAATTTTTAAATCAATACAAAAAAGATTCTGAACCTTTAGATGTATTTAAAACTAAAGTTGGTAAAGCGTTAACTGATACCCAATTACCAGGAACTGATTTTGCTACGGTTGCTGCTCAAGACATCCCAAGCAGAGTATTTAAATCAAGAGAAAACTACAATGCTTTAGTAGATGCTTTTGGTGGTAATCGAAAATTGGCAGAGGCGGAAGCCAAGCGTTACTTTGCAAGTCAATTAGAGAGTAAAGGCACTGCTAAAGAAGTAGAAAACTTCATTCGTCAAGATCCAAATAGAGCCATGCTTAGAGAAACCAATTCTTTGCCAATGGCTGAAAAATATGCAATAGATTTAAGAACTTACGAAAAGCGTGGAGCTGCTGCTGGACAGGTTAAAAAATCTGAGGAAACTATTGCTAAAGAGAAAAAACAATTGGTTCAAGATTATCAAACTTTTGAATCAAATCTTTCTGTTGCAGCCAATGATCCCGCTAAAATTACATCGGCTGCACACAGTCTTTCTAAGTCTATGTTAGAACATGGTCATATTAACCAAACTCAATATCGTGAATTAGAACGCCAAATTGAACGGGTAAGACAAACCACCAAAAATGCAACAACATTAAACCAACAAATGAAATTACTTGCTTATCGTGCAACAGGATATGGTTTAGTAGGTGGTGGAGCAGCATATTTGACTGGCAAAACATTAGGCGGTGATTAAATGAGCAAGAAAAGTAAAGGCGTTAACCCCGATTTAGAGGAAGCAGTAAGCACCTTGTTAAAAGAGGTCATGGCGGATGAAACTGCTTCTTTGACCGATAAATGCAAGGTTATTGATCGTGCCGTCAACATTGAGAAGCTAAAACAGAAGCTGAGTGATGAGGAATGGGGTGCGGGATTTGCTATTCCAAATGACGAAGATGATGAATAGGGTTAAACTATGATATTCATTAGTAAAGGGGATAATTATGGAAGCAGTAGCCTTGGTACGCCTAGCGTTAGGGGTCATTACAGACCGCTTGATAACGATTATGGCTTTAATAGCAGCGAGCATTATGTGCGGTTGGACAATGTGGAATCCCATGTGGGAACGGGTAACAACACTAGCCATATTCGTAGTATTTTGTTACCTTATAGTAAATGTCAAAGAAAGGACAAAAAATGAGCCTAAAACCGAAAACGCAGGGTAGTACAGGTAGCACTCCTCATAAAAGACCATCAGAAAACAATCAGCAAGTATCTAAAGCTGTTCGACCTCCATTGCCTAGAGATGGATCTGCCGATGGAATTAACACTTCTTTAGGTGGAAAGATGCCAGCAGGGTATGTTTCTGTATGGAATTTTGATGGTAATAAAAACACCAAAAACTCCGCTACAACTAAGCCTGGCAACGCTGGTAAAAAGAGTATCTACTAATGGCTAATAATATTGCTTTTCAACCGATGGGCAATACAGTATTGCTTGCTTGTACTACTACGACTTCAAACGCATCAATTACTGCTGTCAGCCCTGTAAATCAGTACATGATTGTCAATACTGGCAATGTGGCAGCTTTTGTTACTTTAAGCGGTAATGCAAATGTGACGGCAACCGTTGCCAACGCTACAGCAAACTCAACATCATTTTGCGTAGGCGCTGGATCAACCAAAGTCATCACACAGTATCAAAGCAATGCTAATGTGACTGTATATGCTGCTGGAATTACCTCATCTGGTAGCGCCAATGTATTTATTACTCCAGGAGAAGGATTATGAGTTTATTAGATAAGATCGAGTCTTTTGTAAGCAAAGAATGTATTGAAATGGGCAGTGCAATGCACCAGCTTATTCAACGCTTTGTTGCTCATGCTGAACCACAAGAGGAAGCACAAGCGATTACCGAAGTAGCCCCTGAAGTTGCTCCTCCTGCTGATGTAACCCCAGTAGAGCAAACTCCAGCCGAGTAATGGATAGAAAGCCCGCTGCTGCCATAATCGCAAGCGCAGCGGTGCTTGTTGGAGTTGCTGTACATGAAGGATATAGTGGCACTGCTTACCAAGATGTAGGCGGTGTTTATACCGTTGGTTATGGTCAAGCTGACGGTGTCAAAAAGGGTGATAAAACAGATCCCGTAAGAGCGTTAGTCAAGCTGGAAGAAAGCCTTGATGAACACGCTAAAGGCATGGTGAAGTGTATTCATGTGCCTATTTCTCAAGGAGAATACGATGCTTATTTGGATTTTACCTACAATGTTGGGGTGTCTGCTTTCTGCTACTCAACCCTTAATAAAAAACTTAATAGCATGGACTATGCAGGTGCTTGCAAAGAGTTGTTGAAATGGGATACCGCTGGCGGTAAAGTAGAGCCAGGGCTTTTAAAGCGCAGACAAGAGGAATATGAAAAGTGTTCGCTTCCATCCAATTCAAACTGATTGCTTACATCGTTGCAGTAGTCTTGACATTTTCTGCTGGCTGGACTGTCAACGGATGGCGCTATCAAAAGAAAGAAGCAGCTCAGAAGATAGCTCAGGAACAAGCAATAGCAGCCAAAGAAAAAGAAAATCAACAAGCAGCCGATCAGATTAGGAAAGAAAAAGATGCTCAAATTAACGCTATCAACAATCAGCTTGCTGATGCTCTTATCAAGTTGCGCTCAAGACCCAGTCGTAGTCAGTACAGCGCCAACAATGGACAAGGTGGAACTGGGCTGTCCCTTTCTGCCGAGGATGCAGCTTTTCTTGACAGGGAAGCTGCCAGAGCAGACGGACTGCGGACAGCGCTAGAAGCCTGTTACAAACAATATGATGAGGTAAACAATGCCACTCGCTAAAGGTGTAACAAATAAGACTGTGTCAGCAAACATCCGCAAGCTGATAGGAGAAGGTCGAAAGCAAAAACAAGCGGTAGCAATAGCGCTATCAGAAAAGCGTAAATCAAAACGATCCAAGCGAGCAAGTAAAAAGGGTTAGGATCATCGACTCTCATTACAAGTCTTTAGCTAAAGCAGTTACTTGGCGCATGACAGGTAGCCTTGACACATTTGTTTTGTCTTGGATTATCACTGGTCATGTCTCCCTTGCTTTCTCCATTGCGTTTATAGAGTTATTTACCAAGATAGCCCTGTATTGGCTACATGAGCGTATCTGGTTAAAGATCAAGGCGCTGGAGTAAGTTGCCCTTCAAACAAGTAGCTTCCTAAATGTCCTAAGTTAGCCCAAGGCGCTGCAAACACTTTTCCACCCGCTAATCTCCAAATACGGCAAAAGTGATAATCCTCTGAAAGCAAGCGATTGCTATCAGGTTCAATCGAGGTAGCAAAGTATTCATGGATCTGCTCTGCGTGATTTAACTGACCTGAAAGATCTCCTACATCATTGGTGTAAGAAGGTACTTTTTTCTTGAGCTTCTCAAACACCTTGCGTTTAATCAACATAAAGCCAGTACCGCCATTAAAGATCTCTACTGGTTGATCTATGGGAACAGTAACTTCACCCGCATAGTCAACTAGGTTAACTACAAAACTTCCTGTATGGCTCTTTAACTGGTCATTAGGAACACCTGCATCCATTGCTTGCTTGGTGCTATTCCAATTGATCTCTTTTTTAGGGTAGATACCGCAGATGATGTCTTTATCAGCTTGGATCATTCTCACAATGTCCTCTGGTCTGAATTTGATGTCTGCATCAATAAACATCAAATGGGTAGAGTTGGACTTCAAGAAAGTATGCGCTAAAGCGTTTCTAGCCCTAGTAATCAAGCTCTCGTTAAACATAAAGCTAAACTGAGTTTGGATTCCCGCTTGGCTTAATACGCTAATGGATTGCAATATCGACTGAGTGTAAAAGCCAGCGCACATACCGCCATACATGGGGGTGGCAATAAAAATAATCGGTTGTACGGGTTCTTTTGATACTGCCTTCTTCTTAGTTGCCATGATTTTCCTTAAATAAAGTTGTCGGTACTAGCGTTAATGACTTCGTTAATCAATATGTTCTTTCTGTCGTTAGAACACTCGTGCATACAAGTGGTCTTAGCATTGAATTTGTCCATATAGGCTTGTGTTTCAGGGCTAAACCATAGCCTATGAAAGCTACTGTCTTTGATAGATCCTATACATCCTGACTTATCGTAGGCTTTGTTATGACAAGCATATACATTGAGGTCTGCACCGATGACGGGTACGGTCTGCATAATGAAGCACTTGTGATAGCTTCTAGTATGAGAGTGACTACTCCCAGGAGTAATGTTGTAAGTGCTGTTAACAGTAAAGCGATCATCACATATCTTTTGAATGTTTTTAAGCTGTTCATTAACTTCCTCTGCTATCGGTTTATGGTATTCATAAAAGTCTGGTACATACATTGGACTGAAACGCACATTTTCAACACCGCTATCTTTTAATAACTGGGTTAGTCCCCCAAGATTTTTGTAATTGTTGCGATGCACAATATAATTAACAGCCAGATCACATCCCGCATCTTTCATTCCCGCAAAACCTCTTAGATTGCGGATGATGCTATCAAAACTCTTTTCTGGCACATTCCTAAACCGCTTCATTTCCTCGCCATTGGTGTAATCCATTGATACACGCACCCACTTGGCTTTGGCTAAGACTTCCGCTTTTTCTTTAACTAGGTTCTGACCATTGGTGATGATGGATAGGTCCATCTTGAGAGCTAATGTTAAGCGCATGAAGTCTGCTATATCAGGGTGCATCAATGGCTCTCCACCCCCACTCCATGTAATAGCTTTAGTACCCATGTTGGCTAGGTCATGCAAGATCTCAATCATCTTATCTCTAGGGATGATGTCATCTTCCTTCATGTCCTCGTGCATACCGCTAACGATGTGTTCTTCTTCTCCACCGTCTTTTACTCTAAAACCAGTGCTATACACGCAAAAGAAACATCCGTGATTACAAAGGTTAATTGGCTTGACCCGAACATACACAGGTGCAGTAACCTTCCCCGCCCCAAAAGAAATCAGCTTTTCTGGATGATGAAAGATCTTAAAATCGCTATATTTATTGCTTTTCACGCTAAATCCTTATATTCGACCAACATTACGGAATCAAAAGTCTTGCTGGCAAGGTCATAAAACACTTCAATATCACCCTCATCTTTCATTTTCCACACAGGAAAGCTCACCATTTGGCGTATTCCTTCGGTTAAATCTTGAGTATGAGTAGCGCCTGTATAAAGAGGCTTCTTGGTATTGCCCACAATGCAACGAATAATGACTTTTGGGTGGAACTCACCATGAGAGATTTTGGCTATTTTGTCTAAATGGTTGACCATTGCATCCATTGCGTTCATTAAGAAGTCCATACGCTCAATAAAGACCACTGGGAGGTATCCCTTGAGTGATAGTCCTATTGCAAACCCCATCATCAGGTTCTCTGCTACAGGCATCTCAATAATCTGACTATCTGCCACTTCTTTTAGCGTACCTAATGCTCTGCCTTTTTTAAGACCATAGCCAATAAAACGCACTTGAGGGTTTTGGGCTAATTTGGTATTGGCTTTAGTAAGCTCATCCTTGTAGCTCATTTAACATCCTTAAAAACAATATGCTTTTTAGTGCCGTTGCCAGCATGAGGATAGGTAGGATCGTAGTTGTTGCGGATTACGCATCCTGGCAGCCTAAACCTAAACTGATAAGGTAAGCGTTCCTCTAGCGTTGAATCTACGCTACGGTTGTTATCTTCAATAATAAATGTACAAGGTAGATCATGTCCTTGGACCATCATTACCGCCTCATAGAAGTGTCCTTGTTCTTCTGCACCATCACCTAAGAAACACCAGACCCTACTAGAGCTACCTTCTTCTTTTAAAGCATAAGCCAGACCTGTTGCAATAGCGCAAGTGCCAGATAAAATGCTCGAAGTAAAAAAGTGACGGTTATTGTCGAAAATAAACATAGAATCGCCATCCAAAATGCTTGCCATAAGCTCATTTGCGGGTATTCCAGCCAATAGAGCGTGATGGTGATTCCGATGAGTGCTGAAAATCCAATCTCCATCTTTAATCTCCTTGAACAAGTCAATCAAAAAATCCTCATTACCGCCTGATAGGTGAATGAGGTAGGGTAAATCTCCCGCTTCCCAATGAGATGCTACCGCTTTCTCAAACGCAATCAAATCTTCTTTTGCGCAATTTTTCATTAAAACAACGAATCCTTAATAACAGGTGAAACCGTCTTTTTAGTAACCATACATTTGCGCTTAGATCCTTCCTTAAGCATCCCCATCTCTAGTAATTCATTGACCCTACCGCAAATTGAACTTAACTCTAATCCAGTTAAAACATGAAGCTCTCTGCGTGAATAACTCTCACCAAGGTTCATAAAGTCCAATATGGCTTTAGCTTGTGCGCCTACTTTGCCACTAGCCCTATGTTCTTTATAAGCGTTAATCGAAGTCTGAGCGACTGTCATACAAACTCCTTGATAACCACGCAATCCTTACAAACTTTCACTATTTCGTAGCACTTCTTTTTACGCCAAAATAATAATGTCATATTTATCCCCATAAATAGTGGTGAGCTGCTCAAAAAGACCCTCACCGTAGCCCACCTAACTATCTGGCTAATTTACGCCAAATTCGCATCTGAGCTTGCGGAGTGATCCTCCATCCGATCAAGCATGACTACACAACCGCCACCCTTTTTCGGCACACCTCTTGTAATAGATACCCGTTGTACCTGGCAATCGTCATCGAAAACTCCAGCATCTTGTAAGGCATCCAAAATGGGCTTAATACAGTTGTCAATATCCATGAGTTTTTTGGATCTTGGATGTAAGACGATTTCAACCCACATGGGAGCATCTCCAAACTTAGGTACACGCCATTCCGCACAATATTCTGCAACATGATTCTTAAAATCCCTTCCCCGTTGGCTTATAAACCTACGATGCCCACTAGCAATCCAATAGTTATTGATTGATGGCGGGTAAGGTAAGTTTATGTAAATCATCAGCAGTTAATTGGTTTAAATGGTCCTTCGGTATTGGTATCCCAGCAGCAAACACCACCATTGATGTCACGCTCACATTTTGTGGCTGCAAACACGCTGGTTACAAAAAGTAAAGATATTACATAAGCAATAACAAATTTTTTCATAATTTTCTCCTTAAAACGGAATTTCGGAATCATCGACACGATTCACTTCTTTTGGATAAACGCCAGGGTTCTGTGGTTTCCAGTTATCCTCAGATAAGCTAATTAAGCTACCTTTAGGGGTTTGCTTAGTCCATCCCGCAATCTTGAGTGTTTGACCCGCTTTATAGTCCTCTGAGAGCAATAGCGTACCTTTCCAGTCGGGTGAACGCTCATTGGTTTTCTTTTCGTTCTGAAACAGAACACCTTTGCCCATCTGGGCGATATGACCATTAGCCATTGTTGATTTCCTTTCTAATTGCTTGGAGTTTTGATAAGAACTTCGCTGTAGTATTGCCGTCAAATGTTTTTGTATAGGCTTCATTGACATCTCTAAATGCCTTTATCTTGGAGAACTTTTCCTCTGGTGTCATCTTGCTTGATTCATGGATCTTGGCGTGCATCTCTGCGAAACCATCAATCCAATCATCTTTACAAACATAATGCGCATACGGAACATCATTACCAGGAACATACATCGGCAATGCCATATCAGGGATGTCATCAGGAATAGCGGAAAGATCCACTACGCTAGGAATGACTGATCCCATGTCTTTTAATACGGTAGGCTTGGCGGTCTGGGTTTCGAAGTTTTCGACTTCATCTGGCGAGTAGAACCCCGTAACAGATCCAGGGAAAACTGATCTAATCCCCTCTGAAATACAACGGCTTCTGAGCATCGCTCTGGGAAACTTTTGCCATCCGCTTCCTGGTTTAACAAGACCAATTTTGGTGGCTTGTCCAATGGTCCATGTAACCGCAAGGTTACCCCCGTTGGGATGTGAAAAAACTCCTGTAACTTGCTCATCTGTGTACTCCTTCCATTCGACTTTGCCACCTGCATTTTGGAAACGGGCAAGCATCGCATCAGCCTTCAATGCTGGTCTGCCTTGGATAACATGGTATTCCTGAACTGCTTTAGCGGGATGAATACCCTCTGCCTCACAAACTGCCATGAGAGCTAATACTTGGTTTGCATCAGTCATTCCAAATAACTTGGACTTGGCAAACGCCTCTGCTAATTTAACTTTCTCGTCAAACGGGATTATGTTGGACATGATTTTTTCCTTTAGTTAGGTTGTAATGCGTAATATTGCGTCTTGATGCCTCAATTTGTGAAGGCTTCATCTTTGTTAATCCAGTCTTAAATGCGTGCTGCTTATTTTCGGATGGCGTTACCCATTCAAGATTGCTAACCCAATTATTTAATTTATCCCCATCTTTATGATTCACATGAAGTCTTTTTTCGTCTTGCAAAAGATAAACTTGTGCAACCAGGCGATGAACATAAAACTTTTTAGTCTTACCTTCTTTAGATAAAACAACTTGAAAATACCCGTTTCTTGTTTTGCAAGGTTTTAAATACCTTCCTTCATGTATTTTATTGGGATAAGACCATATCAAACCTTGAACAGTTACAGCATACAAATATTCATATTCTGGAATATCACGCATGAATCATCTCCGCTAATGTAATTACTGTATCAATGACTGAGCTGGCAGCCATCACCCAAATTGCAATATCAATGTTGGTCATCTTTGAACCCCTTAATAATTGATTGTAAATAAATGATTTTGTGGGCATATTTAACTAAAGCATCTTTTAATCTTGCGTTTTCCACTTTCAAATCATGTATGTCCATCTCCATATCATTTATTTCCTCCTCTGTGCCAGAAATAACTTGTTCTTGATAAACTAACTTATTCATTATTTGTTTAAATGTTTTTGGTTTTGTCATTTGACTAAGAACCTCCGAGAACCTGGCTGCTCGACTACAAACTGCTCATAAATATCAGGCATGGCACTCTGAAACAGTGATGCTGAGAACTTCTTAGAGCTTTTAGAGGACTTCCAAGAAACTAATGTCTGTCCATCCACTGTTCTAATCTCTTGGCAC